GTACTGTTGAACAGGGCGTTCCGTTTACAGCAACACTGCTTCTTGGATCCCCGGACCCATCACTGTTAGGTGGATTACCATCATAGTTCTGAGAAAAATTATTTACGGTTCCAGCATTAGGATCTACCAAAACATTACCTAGATAGTAGTTTAAGTTGATTTCTCCAAAAAGAACGCCGTTTCCTCCTGATACTACTATTGTCATGGGTAAGCTACCAGCAAAGTCGGTATTCAACGCCGCAGAATTATCAATACTAAACAAAATTACCTGTTCGGCTGGAGGTACAACTGGCCATCCGTCGGTTGGCCCAGCAATTGTGGGTATTGTTCCTGAGTATATTTGGGTGCTATTGATACTAGCAGTTATGCTTACTGGATCTGCACCGTATCCTTGTCCCACAAACTGAATAGTTCTATTCTCTGCCATAATTATGATCTCCTGCAATTATTTATCATTTGTTGATTGAATTATGTTATATAACTTATTCTACCCCGGGGGATATATTCATATCAAAACTCATAGTAGAAATTTGTCCAGGAACTGTTTTTATTTCTCGGTGCCATGTGCCTACTTCATCAGATGGACGTGGGTCGGGTGGGGGCGGAGATGAATATGCAGCATTGGTGATCACTACATTGCATCTTGCATCGCCATAATTGTAAATGGGACCAATCGCAGTAACTCCGCTATCTACATTATTAGTTGCATAATGATAACTTGAATTAGTAGTGTTATAGCAATAATCTGCTTCGATTTGCCCCAAATAAACATGATCACCGGTAATAGCTAAACTTACTGGCAAGGTGTAATCATCTCCGGTAGTGACCAATGGAATTTGACAAGTGAACAAAATTATCTGATTAGTCGGGGCTTGGAAAAATTCACTAGATTCTAGGGTCGGAATCGCGCCAGAAAACACTACATTTCCATCAACTGTAGCTGTGATAGTGCAAGGGATCAACTCACAACCTTGACAAGGAGAACTATATCCTTGCCCCCGAAATAAAACGGTTCTAGTTGTCATATTTTCCTAAAATAATTTCTTATTTCCAGTGTTGAACTACCACTGAATCTGCAATTTTATCTGGCTTGGGCCTACCATGAAATACCAGCACACTTGTAGGGTTCAGCAAGGTAGTACCTGTATTAGGCAGTAAATGCCGTTTTTGAGCAAAATTATATCCGCCATCTAGGCACTGCCACCGCCAGCTTTTAATCCGTTCAACATCAAGAAAACGGCGCTCGGCGGTAGGTATAGCTTCCGAGATATAATCTTGATCACCATGATATTTACTTAGTATTCGACTCAACTCTTGAGCTTTAAAATTTTGCCAAATGTAATTATAGCTATCAGTATTCCACCACATGACGCTGGAATTTACACCATAGTTTGTGGGTTTCCATAGGTGTTTAAAATCTCGCACTGCCCAAAAATAAGTTAACGGCAAATTCCATAACCAATCCAAATTATCAACAATCACAGTGTCCAAATCAAAATACAACAAGGGACCATGATGATATTCTGCATTAAACAACTGCATTTTGTACCACCATGATTTTTTTGGTCCCGAGATTCCCCAATTTAGTAATGCATGTTTGATGTATGGTTCCGGAACCGACCTATGCTCTTCGGTATAAACGTGCAACCTTATACCAGGTGTAATGTGTCGACTCAACATACTATAAAGCCGGTCGACATACTCCCAGGTATAGGCATCACTGTGTATTACACAGGCACAGTCAATAGGCCCAGTTAAGGGTTGTGCTACAGGGCTGATGCGATTCTTTTTAGCCATATTCCTTGAGATATTTCATCTATTGTATATTCTGTATGACAAATTTCAACTAGCCATTGGTCACGATCTTGTGTATAAGGGTTTTCTATATCTTGTATACTTATAGCCACTGGCCAGGCCAGGCTAGAACTATTGACCATGGGTCTAGTTCCAGAAATTGCGGCCTGTATGCCAGGGCCCGAATTATAGTTGACCACAGCATGACAATCAAAGTGCAGATCAAAGCTGTCGTAGGTATTGGCCAGATAGTTGGGTTCTTCTAGCACAATATTACTGGGCAGTAATTTTAAATTTAACGTAGATCTGGGATGGGGTCTTACTCGAATAGGTCGATCAGTCACTGCTTGTAAATCAATAATTTGTTTATATATCCAAGCTTCTATACTAGGGAGATCTGCTACTTGTAAACTGTGCTGGTGTTGCGCTGCTATTAGTATTTCGGGTCGGTGGAATGCAGTTACCGCCAAACTGATACCTAGTTTACTGGGGCGATCCCAGTTTAAATTTTCTGTATGTCCGTAATAGCCCTCAGCTGTGATATTATTTACAGCGATCTTCCAGGTATGCCCACGATACAAGGCACCTACATCTATAACGATCACCGGACGACCTTGTGCTCGGTAATGGTCATATATCTTTTTATTATTCTTCATTCGGCCGTGCCATAATACCGACCAAATTACAGCGGCATCTGCAGTCATTGAATTTTCCTGCGTGACAATGCCTCGGGCTTGTACACAGTCTAATACAGCGGCCATGACTGGACGGCTGTTTTGCGCACACTGGGCAGGAAAGTAAGCTAGTGTTTTAATCATTATAAATATTTCATTATGTACACAGTAATTACCACGTTTAACGAAGAAGGTCTAAAACAATATGGTCAACGCATGATTGACACATTTGAGTCTTTGTGGCCGGCAGAAGTAGATTTGGTTGTTTGCGCTGAAAATTGTCAACCAAAAACTACTAGATCCAACACTCGCGTGTATGATTTATTGGCTGTTGGTTCAAATTTACGGGCATTTATTGAACGACACAGAAATAACCCTCTGGCGCACGGACTAGCAGGACCGCCAGAAGTATTTGATCCACGCAAAACATTTCGCTGGAATGCCGTGAGATTTGCTTATAAAGTATATTCCGTTGCTCTGTGTGCCGGTCAACTCAGTTCTGGGTGGATGATTTGGCTGGATGCCGACACACATACTCACGGACCTGTGCCCATTGACTGGTTGCCCACTGTATGTCCGTCTGATGCTATGATCAGCTATTTGGGTCGTGGCGAAAAATATCATAGTGAGTGTGGCTGGGTGGCTTACAATTTGGATCATCCTGCAACTAGGAATTTTATTAATGATTTTGCTGGTATGTACAACACTGATGACATTTTTAAATTGGCCGAGTGGCACGATAGTTATGTATGGGACCAGGTTCGCCGCCGCTATCAAGGCAATAACAAGTTTTGCAATCTAAATCCTGACTCCAATAAAAAGGGTGCTGGTCACCCGTTTATTCATAGTGCATTGGGGCTTTACATGGATCATGCCAAAGGCACTAGAAAACAACAAGGCATAAGTCGCGCACACGAAATACCACACCATCATGCAGTGCCCTACTGGCAAGAAATGGCAAAGGGATAACACATGTACCAAGCACACCGTTGGTGGTTTCCGGATCAAGACACACATTTTGCTGAAATGCTGACGAAAAATATTGACAAGGGTGGCCTGGCTGTGTATCAAGAACCTGTGCGCCGGGCCAGTATCAAATATTGCCGAGACCGTGATGTGGCTCTGGACATAGGTGCCAATGTGGGCCTATGGACTCGAGATTTGTGTCAATACTTTCAACGGGTCATTGCCATAGAACCTGTGGCTGATTTTAGAGAGTGCTTAGTAAAAAATGTTCCTACTACAAATTTAAAGATTTATGACTGTGCGTTAGGAGCAGAAGCCAGCATGATCGACATGATAATTACTCCTGAAAATACTGGGCATAGTCATGTGGACCCGGCCAGCTTTGGGCAAGGCAAAATTAAAATGCAAACCTTGGATGATTTAAATTTGTCCAAATTTGATTATGTAAAACTTGACTGTGAAGGGTATGAATTTAACATTGTGCGTGGTGGTGAAAATTGCCTAAAGGAATATCGTCCTGTGATTGTGGTCGAACAAAAATTTCACAAGGACACCGGCATTACTGATAACGGCGAAACCGTAGCACTGCTGCAAAGTTGGGGCGCCCGCATAGTTGAACAAGTACGAAATGATGTTATCATGGGATGGTAACATGTATCTACTATTAAATCGTGACGAAGCAGTGGCAGGAGTGGCTAAACGGATGCTGGCACAACATCTGAAAAAGATTGCACCCGAGTGGGCCAGCACCACAGCATATCTTACTAAGATGAACACCCGCTGGTCCAAAACTCATCTGTTAGAAATTGATTTTGCCACAGTTAACACACTGCTAAAACAAGATGTACAATGTTACAAAGATTTTATTGTTACTGAATACAAAAAGAAATATCGTCCGCTGGTTATCTGGTTGGAACAAAATTTTGACCGTCTTGATATTGATCGTCAATATTTGGTAGATACCTATATTAATAGCTCTACCAAAAACTTTGTCAAAACAGTAGGACAACAGCTGACTACTGATCCAGTCTGGATGATTTCCGGTGATCAGGTGCCAGATAATCAGCCCGTGGTCATTAGAAACATTATCAACAACGGATCCTTGCTACAACACCGTTTGGCAAATCGCCTACCGTTTTGGTTCATTGATTCGGGTTATACTAATTTCTTAACCGGTAAGAAGGTCTGGCACAGATTGGTGCACAATCATATACACCATGCTCCAAGGAAAAAGATGGGCTATTTCCCCGCAGATCGTTTGCACTTGTTACCCAGCATGCCTGCACCTTGGAGGAAAGAAGGTAATGCAATATTGGTCATTGAAAACAGCGAATACCATTATCAAATGTTTGGAACTACATTAAACGACTGGCGTGATCAAGTGCATAACGAAATAACAAAATTTACCGGACGAGAGATTGAATTTAGAACCAAAGACCCCAACCGCAAAATAAGAGATAATTTGTATGATTTTTTAAAAAATTCCGACTACTACTGTGTAATCACCGACGCCAGTGCATCAGCCATAGAGGCAGTGTGGGCCGGAATACCGATTATTACTTTAAATCGTCACATTTCTATTCCTGTGGCTAAAACTTCAATATCTGAGATTGATAATTTATACCGTGGTCCCATTGGAAATTGGTTATGTGCGTTAAGTTACAGTCAATTTACTACTAATGAGATGTATAATGGCACGGCACTAAGACTAATAGAAGAATATCATGTATGATGTTGTGGTTTATCTTTCTAGTTTGCCAAGAATCTCAGATCGATATCGTAAAGTACAAGTGCTCCGGGCCTTTGCTCAAGGTGCCCAACATTGTGGGGCCAAGGTCTTGGTGCAAGATCAATCGGATGTTATTGATTGCCAACTGGCAGTTATACTAGGATGGGTTGGTCAAAAGATCAAAGGTCCACACATACAGTTGCGCCGAGATGTCATTGCAAGACAACGGCAAATGCATCATCATGTCATGCCGATTGATTCAAGTTGTTTTAAATTTGCCGATGCTGATAGCATTTTCCTACGCTATAGTTTAGATGGTGTATTTTACAACAAAAATAACTATGCCAATCAAAATAGTGTTGAGTATAAATGGAATCAAATTCAAACAATGCTAGGTATCAACATGCAACCATGGCGTACCGACGGTCAACACATTTTGGTATGTTTACAACGTGATGGTGGGTGGAGCATGAAAGGTGCAGATCTAGCACAGTGGACTATAAAAACAGTTACACGCATTAGACAACTTACCAATAGACCAATCTTAATACGCCCACATCCAAAGTTTCCCATTAATTTAGATAATTTATTGGCATTGCCAGATGTGCATCGAAGTACCGGAAACACATTACAGCAAGATTTATCCGGGGCCTGGGCCGCGGTATTTTATAATAGTTCCAGCAGTGTGGCCGCGGTCTTGGCCGGTGTACCGGTGTTTGCTGACGATGACGATTGTGTGGCCTGGAGTGTGGCCAACACAG